TTAAATTCAGCTTTAGATGATGGAATTAATTTTGTTTCTGAATATTTTCAGAAATTAACAGGTGGTGGAATGGATGCACCTTTAAAACAAGGTGGAATAGTAGGATTTAAAAAAGGCGGTGTAGTAAGAGGATTGGACGAAGGCATACATAAAAACGTTCGATTAATTTAAATGGATGAAATACTTTTAATAAGTAAAGTACAGAGAAGACTCAAAGAAAACTTACAAACCATTGGCGACTCTTTAATAAGTGGAGCAGGGGTTGACAATATGGAAAAATATAAGTATCTATTGGGACAGGCACATGCCATACAATTAACATTACAGGAAATCTCTAACCTGCTAAAAAAGAAGGAGCAAAATGAAACAGACGGAAACGTTATCGACATCAAAGGAAATACCAAAGCATAAACCGGCTTTGGCAGAGAAATACAAAGAAGAAAAATCACAAGAAAAAGATCCCTTAAGTCCAGAAAACATTGGAACTGAAACAGTTGACCAATTACCTGATCCATCAGGATGGCGACTATTAGTTTTACCTTTTACTCCAAAAGATAAAACTAAAGGAGGAATTTTAATTGCACAAGAAACTTTAGACAAATTAAGAATAGCTACTAATTGTGGTTATGTACTAAAGATGGGACCATTATGTTATGGAGACAAAGAAAAATTTGAAACGGGTCCATGGTGCAAAAAAGGAGATTGGGTTATCTTTGCCAGATATGCTGGTTCAAGATTACCAATAGACGGTGGAGAAGTGCGATTACTCAACGATGATGAAGTGCTAGGAACTATAAAAGATCCTGAAGCAATTCTACATCATATTTAACATAGGAAAGGAACTATGCCAGAAGAAGAAAAAAAAGATCTGATTGATGTAGGTGAAGCTGATCTCTGATTGATGTAGGTGAAGCTGATCAACAGCCGGCTGAAATTAATTTAGATGAAAAAGGTGAACCAGAAAAAGTGGAAGCACCCAAGGAAGAGAAGATAGAGGTTGAACAAGTTGAACAAACTGCAAAACCTGAAGAAAAAAAAGAAGGTGGTGAAGTAAAAGAAGAGAATAAAGAAGAGTTAGAAGAATATAGTAAAGGCGTTCAAAAACGTATTTCTAAACTAACTCGAAAAATGCGAGAAGCAGAGCGTCAAAGAGAAGAAGCTGTTGCTTACGCACAAGCGGCAAAGAAAGAAAAAGAAGATTTAGAAAATAGATTTTCTAAATTGGATAAATCTTACGTTTCTGAATTTGAAGGCAGAGTCAAGAATAGTATGACTGCAGCTAAACAAGCTTTAAAAACTGCTATCGAATCTCAAGACGTCGAAGGTCAAATTGCAGCGCAGGAACAGATTGCAAACTTAACTATGGATGCAGCAAGATTAAATGCATTAAAAGTTGCAAATGAAACAAAACCTAAAAAGGAAGTTAATATTACGCCTCAACAAACGAAGCCTAATGTTACTCCTGATCCTAAAGCGGAAGATTGGGCAGCCAAGAACACTTGGTTTGGTACTGATTCTCCAATGACTTATACGGCTTTTGATATACATAAAAAGCTCGTAGAAGAGGAAGGTTATGATCCTAAATCTGACGAATATTATGCAGAAGTCGACAAAAGAATAAGGGTTGAATTCCCGCATAAATTTGGTAAGATAGATGACAATTCTACAGAAAAGGCAAAACCTGCCCAAACTGTAGCGTCAGCGAAACGTCCAGCTAACCCAGGACGCAGAAAAACTGTTAAGCTCACATCTTCACAGGTAGCAATTGCTAAAAGATTAAATGTGCCACTAGAAGAATATGCGAAACAATTAAAAATCACGGAAGGAGTATAAGCATATGGAAAATGAAAAGGTAAAAACTTCACGTGCGAGTCAGACAAGAGCCAAGACGGCTAAAAAAGTTGTTTGGACTCCACCCTCATCTCTCGATGCACCACCTGCGCCGGATGGATTTCGACACAGATGGATAAGAGCAGAGTCAATGGGTTTTGATGATTCAAAAAACATGGCGGCTATGCAGAGGTCTGGATGGGAGCTCGTAAGAGCAGACGAATATCCAGATTCAAATTATCCAACGTTGAATGAAGGCAAATACGCAGGAATGATCGGAGTCGGAGGCCTTGTGTTGGCAAGGATACCGGAGGAGATCGCGAAGGCTCGTGAAGCTTATTTTAATAAACAGAACGAAGCCAAAGAAGAAGCTATAAACAACGATCTTATGAAGGAACAACACCCAAGTATGCCGATCAATCAAGATCGACAGACTCGTGTAACCTTCGGTGGAACAAAGAAAAACTAAAATTATTTAGTAATTCCTACCCAGCGATTTATATCAACCGTGACTGGAGGTCCTTCGGGACAGGTCACACTAAAGGAGACCAACTATGGCAAATGAAACAGGTGGATTTGGGTTTAGATCAGTTTATACTTTAGGTAGCACACCAGCTACTCAAGGTCTATCTGAGTACCCAATCAAATCAGCTCCTGGAAAAGGTATCTTTCAAAACAATCCTTGTTCTAAACAAGGTGCGGGCGATACTGGATACTTACAGGATGCAGCTAATGCCACTATGGACGATGGTATAACAGGCGGTTATCAATGGGCGAACAATGCAGCTAACATTTTACCAATGACTGGAGTGTTTAATGGTGCTTTCTATATAGACGGTACTACAAGCAAACCAACTTGGGCAAATTCAGTTGCGTCGGGACAAACATTCGGTACTGACTACAATACTGGTTCATCAGATGGTATAGGTTTCGTTAATGACAATCCAAATCAAGAATACGTAGTTAAAGCAGACGCAGCAGCGGCTGTTTCAATTATGGTTCCTGATTTAACTTACAATGTTGAAGATGGTGCAACAGCAGGCACAACTCATGAAGGACAATCTCAATCTAAACTTGATATTGGCTCTTCAGCAGCAGCTGGCGCAGGCCAAGCAGCATTTATGATTGTAAGAGTTGCTAACGACCCTTTAAACAACGACAATTCGGTTCTGAATTCAAATCTTATAGTTAGATTTGCACCAGGATCAATTGGTTCAGTTAAATACTAAGGAAGGATAGGAGTATAAACTATGGCAATATCAAGAGCACAACTAGTTAAAGAACTAGAGCCAGGTCTAAATGCACTATTTGGACTTGAGTATAAACAATATGTAAACGAAGCGGCTGAAATTTTCGAAACAGAAAACAGTGACAGAGCTTTTGAAGAAGAAGTAATGTTATCTGGTTTTGCGAATGCAACCGTTAAACCTGAAGGTCAAGGCGTATCTTTCGACAGTGCGCAAGAGACTTTCACTGCACGTTATACAAACGAAACAATCGCACTTGCGTTTGCGATCACTGAAGAAGCGATCGAAGACAACTTGTATGATAGACTTGCTAGCAGATACACAAAAGCTTTGGCTAGATCTATGGCAAACACTAAACAAGTTAAAGGCGCGGCTGTTTTAAATAACGCGTTCAACTCAAGCTATGCTGGAGGAGATGGTAAGGAGCTTTGTGCTACTGACCACCCAACTTTAGCAGGGACTTTTTCAAACGAGTTAAGCACTGCTGCTGACTTGAATGAAACATCTTTAGAGCAAGCATTAATCGACATTGCTGCGTTCACTGATGAAAGAGGTCTTAAAGTTGCAGCTAGAGGAATGAAATTAATCATCCCTTCTGCGCTACAATTTACGGCTGAGAGACTTATGAAGTCTAAAGGCAGAACTGGAACAGCAGATAACGACATCAACGCGATCAATAACATGGGCGCGATTCCTGAAGGTTATGTAGTTAATCACTACTTAACTGACACAGCGAAATGGTTCGTTAAAACTGATGTACCTAATGGCTTGAAGCACTTTATGAGAGCTCCATTGAAAACTTCTCCATTGAAAACTTCAATGGAAGGTGACTTCGATACTGGTAATGTAAGATACAAAGCTAGAGAGAGATACGTTTTCGGATTCTCTGACCCTAGAGGTATCTTCGGATCAGACATCTAATCAATAAATTTTGAGGCGGACACAGTTCCGCCTCAATCTTAAAATAAGGTGGAGAAATGAGAAAATTCCTAGTAAAAATCAACGCTTATCAATATCATGCAGAATTTGAAGTTCTTGCTGAAGATAATGTAGAATCTATTGAAAAATCAATAGTTGACAAGCTGGGACAAAAAGGTGTAAAATGGGAATATCTTGGAGAAATGATGGAT